TTAATTTGCTTTGCAGACCCACATTCGGAGTGCCAGCATTGCTCTATGTATACTTTGCACGTTATGAATCTTCCAGCCTAAATATATTTTCCATCTGTAATTCGTGTTCAAAATCCGCATGGAATTATATATTTTCCAGCATTTCAGATCCCGCGTAACAAGTATATTTCTTTCGAACTCTCCTGCTCTATAATCATCAATGACTACTACATTATCTGGATTGATTGTCGCTCCGAACCAGTCAATTGCAAAACCATATGCGCAGTTTCTTGATAGCCAAAAGACGCGGCAGCAATACCTCTTCAATCTATCAATTAGCGGTAACGGTGCAATACTAATTGATTTTTTTATAACCCGTCCATAGTTCGGATTATATCGTTTCTCCGCCCAGTAGTATTTATAGAAATCATACCGCATCCACATCGGGACATATTTTGTCACACAGTCTTCGCTATCGCATGAATCATCAAACGTCTGCCATTTCCTTAAAAAGCCGTGCAGTTCCCCGTCTTTGTCGGCAAACAATACCACAATCGGATTGGTAATATAGCAGATTATCATAATGAGTAATTGCAATGGTGCATATAAAAACCATCTCATATAATCCTCCTTGAAAGATTTGGATCACCTCCGGGAGATTGCCGCTCCCACGGCTACCACACTGATAACAATCCAGAAATTTCGCTGCCTTGTTTTAATCTTTACTTTCCGTTCTGCCTCGCGCTCGTACTTGTTGAATGATTCTCTGGCAATTTTCAATGAGTTCTGCGTCTGTTCGTTCAATGTTTTGGATTTCTTCAGCTGCTCGTTGACTATTTCCAACTGCTTCTGTGCTTCGTTCAGCTGCGTCTGCTGCCAAATCAATAGCTTGTCTTTCTTCTCGCTGTCTATCTTGAGCTGATTCAAGCTCGTTTCTAATGTCGTTAGATCCGTTTCGGAGATCGTGTACTGTGCTTCTGCCTGCACAGATGAACCAGATAATAATGGAAGCAACCACAAAGAGAGCAATGCCGCCAATAAAATAAATCTTTTCCTTATTTTCCACATTTATTCCTCCGTATTTTTTACACAAACGTTTTCCCATTTTTTATATGCATCAAGATATGTTTCTTTTTTATCTCCATTGTATGTGACTTCATAGTACATTCCATCGGATATTGTTGTACTCACCAATGCCTTCCAGTTCTGTAATGTTTTACTGAACCACACGATAAAAACTTCATTTATTGTCAGTTTTTTATTATCTGTTTTTTCTACGTGCTCATTATAGTAATCAACAACAATCTTTTTTGCTTTTTCCTGATAATTCATTTTCATACCTCCAAGCCCATTACATATTCATATGTTGCAGTGGCTCTATTTGCATAACCTTCCGCGTATTCTTCACAGCATGCCGCATAAGCATACTGCTCTCTGAATAGTTCATATATTACATTGATGTCGCGCAGATCATATCCTCTTTCTTGTCTCCGCATTAAGAAGTTTCTCACTACCGTTTCAGATGTCGGGCACCACATACCGGAATATATAGTGCAGCGTGTGTCATCAAGATCAGGGACTTCCCAGAGTGTTTCTACATAGTCTTCACAATCTTTGGCAAGCATGTTTAACTGTGCTTGCTGCCCTTCGTCACTCATCAAGAGTTCTTTCAAGCTCAAGAGTTCTCCTGAATGTCTCAAATCAGAGTAACTGCGGTCAGCATAATAGGATCCGCCGGAAATGCTTTCCAACAGACGATTAGCCCTTTCTCCTTCCCACTGGCTTACTCCGATCGATGGATAATCGCCAGCGGTGGAGCATGAGACGGAACCATAGTCTCCTTCAATCCCTGTCTCAATTATCCCTTTCGCTATCGCCCTTGCCAGTTCTTCTTTCGTCACTTTTTTCTCCTTTCACGAAAAAGAACGGTGGTTTCCCATCGTCCTTTTCGAATACATCAGGTATTTTATTGTTGTCTTTGTCCACGAACATTTTCCCTATACCGACTATACCGCCAACGGCTCCTGCGGATAAAAGCATTGTGATGAAAAGTCTTAGTTCCGGCTCGTTTCCCTTTCCTGTGATTAGCCAATCGGCAATAGTCATTAGAATATAGAGAAAGATGCAAAAAATACAGATGACTGCATAGAGTATTGCCCAGTATAATAACGGGGCATTCAGTTTCCGGAAATAGCTTTTCGCTTTTCTCCAGAGTGATTTTAACTTTTTCATATCACAGCACCTTCCCGATTAATGCGATGACAACAGATACGATGGTCGATATAAGCCCCGCCACTTTGTAAATGTTGTCTATTCGATGGTGCGCTGATTTAGCGCTCTGCGCTGCTCTTTCGTGCGCCAACTGCAGTTCTTGCATCTTCGGAATCATCTCGACAAGCATATCCAGCTTTGTCTCAATTCTCACAATCCGCTCCAGTGCCTCCGGGCTCATATCCCCCATACTCATTATTTATATACCTCACAACAGTAATACGGTGGGAGCTTTTACGACTCCCGCCTTGGTAATTATTCATATTTGATTGAGAAATTAATCGGGGTACCAACGTTCTCTTTTAAGCGCTGGAAGTCATCATTCGATATATTTCCGGTTATAATCTCAAACGAGTCACGCATCGCATCGAATGTTACATCTCCTAATTTTATTTTGATAATCGTTGTAGTATAAATTCCGGGTTTTTTATAGAAATCACTAATCCCATCTACTGTAAGATCGACCAACGCGATCTCGCCAGCGCTGCCCATTTCCACTTTGGAAACTTGATATCCACCGCTTGCTGTGTTGATTTTTCCGCGTGCTGCGATCAGCATACCCCCCATACCTTCCGCAAGCGTCAATGTTCCTTGAATGTCAAGTGTCGGAGAATCGCCGCCAGATGGTGGATTCTCTACGTTTTCTATTTTCTTTTTAATATAGTATTTTTTTCCGTCAACACCATTAAAAACGTACATATGCGTGTCGACAACATCTCCGACTTTTGCGTAATGCGGCACGCCGCCGATATCCAGTTTCAAGTAATTGTTTCCGACTGATGATTTATTCGTTGTCAATTCTGCGACTTCTTCTTCTCCGTTCGGTCTGATAATTTTAAGCTTATCCATCATTCTACTCCAATCTTTGCGCCATTCGGCAATTTAATCATGTTACCATCAAAAATTTCTGTTTTCTTCACATACTGCGATAAATCCGCTGCAGGTCCCGGCGGCCCCTGTATCCCTGTATTTCCTTTTTCTCCCTTCTCGCCTTTCGGGATTAAGAAGTTAAACACTGCTGCGTTGGCCGTTCCGGTATTTGTGATCTTAGCATTTGTTCCCGGCGCCGTTGTTGTTACTGTTCCGATTTTGATTGTTGCAGCAGTTCCATCTTTTCCGTCTGTTCCTTTTTGCCCCGGGTCCCCTTTAGGTCCGGGTTCCCCTCTGGGTCCCGGGTCCCCTTTGGGACCTTGAATGCCCTGTCCGCCGCCGGACACGGGGATTACAAAATCAAATACGGCATCTGTGCTGTTTCCGGAATTTGTTACCGAAGCAGAGGGACCTGTCGTCACTTTTCCCACTTTTATCGTTGCCGCTACCCCGTTCTTCCCATCGACCCCCTTCAGGCCCGGGTTCCCCTTCGGACCTGGGCCTCCCTTCGGACCTGGGTCTCCCTTCGGACCTGGGTCTCCCTTCGGACCTGGGTCTCCCTTCGGACCTGGGTCTCCCTTCAGATCCACGCCAGCCAAAGATGATAACACATTCTTGGCTTCATCTGCTGCTCTTCTTGCCTTCTCTGCTTCTTCTTGCGCCTGTGTTTTTAGTTCTTCGGCTCTCGTGGAATTTGCCAACGCTCTATCTGCTTCCACTTTTGCTTTTTGGGCTTCACTTTCCGCCCTATCTTTTTCTGTTCTTGCTTCTACAGCCCAAGCTTTGGAACTTCTTGTTTTTCCCGTGATACTTTCTTCATCATCCTGATTATCAGGGGATGTTTCATTTTCCGCCCATTTTCTTGCAAGTTCTGCTTGTTCCTCTGCTTTTCTTTGGTGATTTCTAACACTCTCCTCAACCACAGCGGCTGCATCAGAATACCCTTTGGCTTCTCCCGCCGCCTGGGCTGCTTCTTTCTGCCATTGCTTGACTGGGATATTAATTATACTCTTTTCATCATCCGACCAGCCTATGGCGGTTTCTTTCTCCGGCAGAGGCAGTATTAATCTTACATTTTCAGTCGCTCCTGCCAAGCGGACGGTTCTTGCAATGGATTCCTTGTTCTCTTGTTCAATCATGGTAAGTTTATCAAGTGCTTTTTCACACACTTCAAACGGCCATTTATGCCCAAGTGATACAAGTTGTGATACTTGAGTGTTTCTGTAAATAACAATTTTTTCCCCTGTTTGCAGCACGGGTGGTTGTTCTGCTTCTGCCGGTTCTTGTCCGTTTACATATCCCGGATATAGAACCACGCGCTTATCCATATCTACATAGTAGTCTTTGTTAAGTGTTTTTTCGTTCCCGTTTTTGTCTGATAAACACACAACTATAAATTCCCTGGACAACACCGGAAAGGTAATAGGAAATTCCTTTGTTACGCCATCACCTTTATACACAACTCTGACTACAGTCTGTTGTATCATTTATTCTCTCCTTTCTTTTTTATCTTTCTATCGAATATGATTGAAAACAGGGCTTCCCAGGCTGTGGCGTCTGTATCTGTAACGGTGAGACGCGCAATTGCCCACAGTGCATCGGTTAATGTATCGGAAAGTCCTGTTACTTTATTGAATACTTTTGTTCCCGCCTGTCCTACATCTATCCAGTCTTTTTTGTCAGATTTTATTGCCATGGCGGTTTGGAAGACATCTTCAAAGATGTTTAGTCCGGTGACGCTCATTTTTCCTCCGTCACTGTACATTCCCGCGAATAGTGAGTAGAGACCGGGGATTACTTCTCTTGCGACCGGTATACCACCGACAGGTCCGTTTGACGCAAAGGAATATCCCTGTCTCTGCAAGAAGGAGTATTTATCATTTCCCGTTGCACTATCCACCAATGAACGAAGGGCACCTTCAAATACGGATCCAAGTATGTACCAAAATAGCATTGCCCGCATGAGTTTCATCGGTCCTTTTCCGTCTACAATGTCATATCCCCCTCGGATGAATTGGTTCATTACTAATGATGTAAAGCTGTAAAACGGAAGAAGTTGAGAAAGCAATCTACTCTTGACCACCTCCGGACGGTCTTTCATTTCTCCCGATCCGAAGGTTTCTCTTACCATTTTGTCAGCAAGTCTTACTGCTTCTTCGTCTATTTCTGCTACTGTCATAAATGGTTTTTCTATTTGCAGTTGTGCAATGGTATTGTTATATGTCTGGATCCACTCTGGAAGAGAAAGCATAAAGTCTGTTTCTGAAATGAGTGAATAAGCGAATCGGTCTACTTCTTCTTTCACAGCATGCGCTTTCGATGTTAATTTTGAAACGTCCTGCCCTTCTTTGAGTTTCAGTCCGCGGGCAAGGTCTCTATCCATGTTTGTGGCACGGTCTCTCATGAACGTGGATTTACTCAGGATGAAGTCTCTCTGCTGGCGGTAGTTTTTCACACCGCCAAGGTAAATCGTAGAGAGCCCTCTTGCCATGTTTAAAGCTCCCATTTTTTCCATAACCAATGGCAGGTTTGCAAAGTTCAACAACGCTGTGGATGTCCTGTATGCCATGGTGGCCATGGTGAAGTTGTGCCGCAGTCTGTTCAGACGTTGTTCCCATGCTGTCAATTTATCTACGGGATCATGCCAGCAGTCGGACGCCCACCTCTGGAGTCTTCTATGTGCATCAACTCCGTATTTCTGTGATATGGCTTCCGCCAGGTCTTTCCTGGAGAGAAGTTTATAAATGTCTGCTGTGGTTTCACGCATGGCAATATGGTTAATAGATTCATTGATGTAGTCAAGGTAGACATCAAGGTCTTGTCTAAGATACTGTCCGCCGGAACTTTGCGCGCGGCTTTTCGTGGAGCCCATCCCGATATTGAATGTGGTTCTTCCGAGCATGTCTTTTCTTATGATGTCGTTAATTTCTCTGTCTTTGGTTTTGCTTGTGAGCTCTGCATCATATTTAATTGGGTAGTACATGCCATTGATCTTTCTTCCGTCCGGTAAAATAATTTTCCT